CAATGCGTTCGCTACTGGCACCAACATGATTAGTGCCATTAACAAATGGGCTGGTTCCAACCAAGGTATAGGTTGGTCAGTCTCCGCTGGTGAAAACCTTCAAGGCACTGCCATTCCTGAAGTCAGCCTTCAGATTGAGCAGTCTCCAGTTGTCGCTCGTACTCGCAAGATGCGTGCCCTCTGGACTCTTGAGGCTTCACAAGACCTTAAGGCTTACCACAACCTAGATCTTGAGCGCGAGCTTACTGATCTTCTTGGTAAGGAAATTCGACTTGAGGTAGACCGTGAGCTTATCGAAGACCTTCGTGGTATTGCTTATGACCTTACTGGTAACCCTGCCAACTCAAGCTTCAACTACAGTATGCTTGATCAGCACGATAAAGTCACCAACACAATGGATTTCCATCCCAGCGGTGATTCAGCATTTGGTGACAACTTCTCATTCATTAACAAAGGTCCTGGTAACGGCACTGACCCCATGGACACTCCAGTTATGAGCAGCGTTTTAGGCATCAACTCTAATGTTTGGCTTGTTGACCTTGCCAGCACAGCGTTACCATTTGCTCCTCGCCACATTGGCGATACCTACGCCAATATCCTTGCAGTGATTAACTTCGCTTCACAGGACATCTACAAGACTACTCAGCGTGGTGCTGGTAACTGGATGCTTTGTGCTCCTGTTGTAGCCACTATTCTTGAGTCTGCTTCTAGACTACAGGGTGGTATTGACAGAGCGGACGGTCCTACTAACTTCGGTCCCGGTACTATCCAGTACCGTGGTAAGTTCATGGGTCGTTACGATCTCTATGTCGATCCTCTCTACCCAGAGGGTGAAATCCTCATGGGTTACAAAGGCGGTGGTCCTATGGACGGCGGTTACATTTACTGTCCCTACATTCCATTCCAGGCACTACCCACCATCACTGACCCCGAGAGCTTCCAGCCCAGAAAGGGTATCCTTACCCGTTACGGTAAGGTTGCGGTCGCTCCAACCTCACGCTTCTTCCGCGTGATCCGCTTTGTCGGTGCTGAGGGTATTTACACTCCCTTCTATAATGTCTGATAGGTAGTGTTACCTAACTAGCCCACTCCTCAAAACCAGGGGAGTGGGCAGTTTTTTTTATTAGATGGACTATATAAGTATGATGTATAGGTACAGAAGCACATGCAAATTCTCCATGCTTTTACAGATTGGTCAAGAAATTTTACAAATAAGACCTAATCAGATCGTAGAGGTTGATTCTCCTATAGAAAATGCGTATCTAAAGCTTATACAAGATAAACCAAAAGGTAGGAAGCCTAATGGCTCTAGTATGCACACCAAGACTAAGCGGGTACGGAAACAGCTTCTCCAAGACGGGGAGCCAGGACCTACAGGATCACTCAGTTCCTTACACGGAGGAACTGGACCTGGAAAACCTGAACAAAACTAAACAATCTGATGTTGTAGAGTTTACAAACTTTGAAGAACAAGTTAGAGACTACGCATTAGCTTCGTTAGGACATCCTGTAGTAAGGGTAGAGCTTAACGATCATCAACTAAAACAGTGTATAGACGAGTCTGTTACAGAATTAGATTACCACGCCCCTCAATTCGCAAGACAATTTGTAGCATTTAACACATCAGCAAACTGTAATTTATACAGGGTTCCAAATTACATTCTTAGAAGTCTTAACTATGTAACTTTTAAGAAGACTCTTCTCAGTATACAGGCTCAAGCTGGTACTTTGGAGTTTGATTTCTTTCTAAAGTATTTCCAAGACAACTACCTCTTTGATAATTTCTCTATCGGTGATTACTATCTTCTACAGTCTACTCTAGAAACTACACGAAGAGTTTTAGGTCAAGACGGTGGTTGGGATATTGTGGACGGCCAGTTTCTTCAATTGTATCCAACCCCTTCTGTAAGCGATGTAGTTATACTTGAATACAGAGGATTAAATCCTTATACAATAACTCCTAAGATGAAAAACTGGGTACAGAAATACACCACTGCCTGCGCTAAAGAAATCCTAGGTCAGGTTAGAAGTAAGTTTACTGTAGTTCCAGGTCCAGGTGGAGGAACTCAATTAAACGGTGCTGTGTTATTACAACAAGCACAGGCTGAAAAGCAAGCTCTAAAGCAAGAGCTAATGAATGAGGTTGAAGAGCCTCCCATGTTTACTACAGGCTGATGGTTAGACGATTCAAAGTTAACAGACAAATGGATAACCTTCCTAAGCTGGAAGGTTCAACACCTCTTTCCTTTTATGACCCAAACAACCCAGATGTAAATTTATTTAACTTGGTTGATGACGAGTTAATTAGGATTTCAGGATCACCTTTACACTATTTTAAATCTTATGTAGAGGAGAACTACGATGATGTTTACCTTGAATCTAAGAGTAAGACTGTAGCATCCGAGCCTATTACTGTACATGGTTTTTACGAACCATCTGTTGTAGAGGAGGTTCTATCTAACTTCGGTATTGAATTAACGAATGATCAGATGTTCGTATTCAACAAGTCTTATATTGAAGCCTCTTTAGGAAGGACTCCTGAGATAGGCGATCATATTAAACCACAATTCCAAGATCAGAAGTACGAGGTTACTGAGGTTCAAGAGGATAGCTTCGAGATGTATGGTGTTTACCATATAGTATGTACGACTAAGCTTCTCCGCGAGGACGAAGAAACCCTCAACCAACCCTTAACAGATAGAGTGGATACTGTCGGTGGTCATTTAGAGGTGTATGATGAGTGATAATGTTTTTATAGAGGAGACTGGGAATTTCGACAACTCTCTATTCTCTCCAAAGTCTCATAATAAAAGTGCAGCAGAGTATGTTAAAAGACAGCTTCGTGAATACATGTCAACTCACGGTAACGACAACCACTTTTATAAAGATATTTTAAGAGGAGTTTTATCTCAAATTAAACTTGGGTATGTGGATGATCAAGATTCCTATAAAGAAATAAGCTTGCACCACGGGAGACAGGAGCGTGCCATAGCTAAAAAGTTTCAAGAGAATAACATAGTCCTACCTTACGCAACAATATATCAATCTCTAATTGAGGAGGATAAAACAAAGAGAAGGTACGAGCCTGTTCTTATTTATAGAACGCTCTGGAATGTGGCTACGAATAGAGCGGAAAGAGTTGTAAGCTATCCCGATGTACCAGTAATTCTTAACTATACACTTAGTCTATGGTGTAAGTATGTTTCTGATATGGATCAAATATCCTCTAACATACGATCAAGATTTAATCCACATTTAGAGATTAAGACCCCAGAGACCCAGGTAATGAAATGTTTCCTTACTGAGGAGACTGATCGCAGTGTTGTAGAGGTTAATGATAAGGAAGATAGAATTATAAGAAAGGAGTTTACTATTAGGATTGAGGCTTATATACCCAGCCCTAAGTTTGTTGTTACCAACAGCACAAAAATAAAAAAGATTAAGAATATCATTCAAGTTGATACCGATGAAGCAAGGCTTCCTTCATCTGAAGGCGCTCCTGATCTTGACAAATACTATATAACATGGGACTGATAGAGGTTTCTTATGGCTGCTATAAATTTATACGAATGGGAAGGTAATTATGTTCTTTCAGGTACAGTAACACCTGCCATACCTGAAGATGCTACACTTACACTTAAGGTTTCTACTTCCGACAATAGAGTCTTTTTTGATTGTATTGACGAAGACTGTGTAGATGAGGCTGGAGGTACGACTATTACCAAAACTATACCTCAAGGATCCACTCAGTTTCAAATAGGGTTAGGTTTGGCTGACACCACTACTCAAGAGGGTGACCTGAACTTAACTGTAGAAATTGTATCATTCGTTATTGGGTCAGGCGGATCTAATTATAGAATTATAATTCAAGATGGTGTATTAGTAGCTACTGTTGTTGATGATGAAGTTCCTGTTCAAGTTAAATTTGAACAATCCGCATCTACCGCATCCAACTCTAACCCTCCTAACATAAAAGTTTTACTTGTCGATACTATTACAGGTCAACCTAGACAGACCTCTGTGGACACTAATGTTAATCTCCGTGTCCAATCAGGGGTGCCT